GCTGTAGTTTTAGTATCCAGCAATACCACCATACAATTAGAATCAAACATATTCTTGGCATCTGCTAATTCATACGCTATAATTTCTTCAGCTACAATTGTTCAAGCTGAAAAGGTTAATGTTGGAAAGATTGCACTTTTAAATAATTCTAATCTTACAGCCCCAACAATTCAATTTCCTGCTTATACGTTGCAAGGAGAAGTAATTACATTGTACCCTTCTTCTATTCAAAACAAAGGACAAGTTGAGTGTACTTACTTCAGATTCCCTGAGCCACCAAAATGGACATATATTACTTTGACAAATGGAGAGCCTGTCTTTGACCAATCACAAGCAGACTATCAAGACTTTGAGTTGCCACTTGAGGATGAGTACAAGTTGATTTCAAGAATACTTCAATACTGTGGAGTTTCAATTAGAGAATCAGAGGTTACTCAATTCAGTATGGCTAAAGAACAACAGGAGCAGAATCCATAAAAAATAACACATGGCATACCTATCACAATACCAATATTACGAGAACGAAGGAGCGGCACCTGAGGATGCCAATTGGGGCTTGTATCAATATATCAGTCTTCAGGACATTGTCAACAACTTCTTGTTGATGTACTCAGGCAATCACTCATTGGTAAACAATGAGGAGCGGTATAAGATATTGTTTCATGCAAAGAGAGCTGTTCAAGAGCTTAACTACGATGCGTTTAAAGAAATAAAAGTTCTTCAGCTTACTGTACCAGACAACTTGATATTTGTATTACCATCTGACTATGTCAACTGGGTTAGGATTTCTATGTATAAGGATGGATGGTTAAGACCATTAACTGAGAATATTCAGACGTTATCATCTAGAGCATATCTTCAAGACAATACAGGTCGTATTTTATTTGACGAGGATGGAAATGCATTGAGTCCTCAGTACTCTAATATTGATTTTGATAGATTAAGTAAAATTAAGAAAAGCATCTACTTAAATAAAGCTAATCAATTTGATGGAAGTGAGGGTTGGAATTATGATGGGATGTGGTATTTTGAAGGAAACATTGGCGCAGCTTATGGTCTTAATACAGAGACTGCAAACTTTAACCCTACTTTTAATATTGACAGGAAAGCTGGCGTAATTAATTTTGACTCACCGATGGCAGGAGAGTCTTGTGTTGTTGAGTACGTGTCAGACGGCATGGAGCAAGGAGATAATTCCAAGATTACTGTTAATAAGTTATTTGAAAAGTACATTTATGCTTACATTCAGTGTGAGATTTTGAGTAGCAAGTTAGGGGTTCAGGAATATATTGTTACCCGTGCTCGCAAAGAAAGGTCTGCGTTATTGAGAAATGCTAAAATAAGAATCAGCAATATCCATCCCGGAAGACTATTGATGAACATGAGAGGTCTAGACAAGATGATTAAATAATATGGCAAAGATTACCAGAAACTTCGTAAAAGGAAGGATGAATAAAGTCTATGACGAAAGAGTCATTCCTGATGGAGAATACATTGATGCTATGAACATCAGAATGGGTTCTACAGAAGAATCTGAGATTGGTGTTATTGAGAATACAAAGGGAAATTTGCCCTTGACTTCTCTAACTTATATTGACGGGACTCCTCTTAGTGCCTCTGCAAGATGTATAGGGGCCATTGAGAATAGCGTTACCGAAACCATTTATTGGTTTGTACATGATTCCAACTTTCCAGTTGGAGCCACGGGTAAGCTAGACCTAATTGTTTCTTTTAATGTAAGCACAAATATCTTGACATACCATGTAATCTCTATTAATGATGGTGGTGGTGTCAACACTACTTTGAATTTTAATTCAAGCTACCTTATTACAGGGGTAGATATTTTGGACAATAAACTTCTGTTCTTTACGGATGACTACAATGCTCCAAGAGTTATAAATGTTCAGAAGAACTACCCTAACCCAATCACAAATGTTGATGAGGTTAGCGCTGAGTCTTTGTTGGTAATTAAGAAACCACCTGTTGAAGCTCCAACTGTAGAGCTTACTGTAGTTGGCGGCCAAGAGAATTTCTTGGAAACTCGTTTTATTTGTTTTGCATACAGATACAAATATGAGAACGGAGAATATAGTGCAACATCACAATGGTCTGCACCTGCATTTATTCCTAAGCCTTTTAACTTTAGTGTTGAAAGCTTTTTAAATGAAGGAATGACTAACTCTTATAACTCAGCAATAATTACTTATAATTCAGGAGGACCTCTTGTAGTTGGAATTGACCTTTTGTTTAAAAAAGCTGACGGAAATTTGATTCGTGTAATTGAAAAGCTTGATAAGAAGAACTTAGGTATCCTTGATAATGAGGATATGGAATATCAATTTACAAATAGTAAAATATTTACTGTTCTTTCAGAGTCTGAGCTACTAAGGCTTTACGACAACGTGCCAAGGTTTGCTAAGGCCCAAACAATTATGGGCAATCGCCTTATGTATGGTAATTATATTGAGGGTTATGACCTTATAGATAATGTTGGCTCTCCAGTAATGTTTGATTACAGTATTGACTTAGTCTCCTTGCCAATTGGATTAAAAGAGCTTGACACTAGTTTGGGGAATGGAACATATTTTTACGTTCCTGTAACAGTCCCTGACTCGATTTTGGAATTTGACTTAGCGGGTCAAAATCTTGTAGCGGGGTCTGCTATTAGTTTAGATTTTAGAATTAATCACGTTAGTTTTTCAAGTGTTGTACCTGTGCCAAACCCACCTGAACAGGAAAATAATAATATAGATTTAAATTTTTCTTTCTTTTTATTAAAAAATTATTCATCGGTATATGAGTTAGCTACAAGTGTTGAGTTTCAAGATGCAATAGGAACAACTGCTAATATTCAGCCTATTAATAATGCTTGTAATGGCACTACATTTACAGACACATTTAATTGTGTGCTACAAAACAACTTAGATGATTTCGTAAAATCAGGAAGCGGAATCACTTTTGTTGGCCAACCATTTGGCATTATTACAAGTCCTGCTAGTAATGTAATTGGATTGCAAGTTCCTTTTATGCAGTACGTCAATAGTGTCATTATACCTAATGAAACAGTGTATGAGCTTTTTGATATATCATCGGCTAGCGCTACATTTCAAGAAGTAGCAAACACACAAAGTCTACACAGCAACAGAGACTATGAGATTGGGATTGTTTATATGGACGATTTCAATAGAGCATCAACGGCTTTAGTTAGTGAGAATAACAACATACATATATCTTGCGGAAAGTCTGCATTGCAGAACTCTATACAAGTTACAATACCACCTACACAACGTCCGCCAATTTGGGCTACAAGATATAAGTTTGTTATTAAGCCTGACCAAGAAAATTATGAGACAATTTACAGTTCGATATTTTTTACAGATATATTTAGCAATGACACATACTTTCTTTTGGAAGGAGAGAATTCAAGAAAAGTTGAGGCTGGAGATAGATTGATAGTAAAGGCAGACTCAAATGGCCCAACGCAAACTTGTGTTTATGCAACCGTGCTTGAGAAGTCCTCTCAGGCTTCTGGGTTTATAGAAATACCAAGTGAGTTAAATCCTGAGGAGTTCATAAATGTACCCGCTGGTGTTTATGTAAAGATTAATGCTAATAGCTTTAGCGCAGTTCAAAACGAACAAAGTGTAATTGCTCCGGGTAAAGTTGAGGTATATGTAGATAAAAAAGGAACTTATCCTATTTTAAGTTATCCTATGAATCAAGCGGGTGTAGATGAAGATAACCCTAGCTTTGGTTATGTTGATTACCCTGTTCCTTCTGGCAGCAGAATAACCTTTGATTTAAAGTTTCAAAGACTTGGTCCCGGTGATGGAGATAAAGTATGTGAGAGACGTATTTATACTTTAGTAAAAACCTTCGTTTCTTCCGCTGACTATGACAATATGATGGATTGGTTTAATGGAGATAATATTGCTATATTTTTAAACGAGGGAATTCAAGATGTAGGCGGTAACGGGTGTGATGTAGAAAACGAGTATATAGAGACAGAGCTTTCCGCCTCTTCTCTTCCCGCTTCGCCATTTTCTCCTGACCAACCATCTGAATGTACAAATCTTTACAGATTTTTT